TTAAAGTTGTTCTTCCGTGAATAGCCCAGTGTGATAGTCATATCTAGCGATCGTGATTGGTATCTTATAGCGAATCATGAACAGCAACATTTTCTGCTTAGAATCACGTGTCAGCGTGGCGTTTCCACCTTTGACGTCCACCACTTTCGTTAGCTTGCCATTTTCATAAAAGCAGAAATCCGGAGTGTATTTTCGTGCTGAATATCGCTTGCCGTTTATCGTGAATGCCGAAATAATCTCGAAATGTTCCTGCATCGTGATCTTCTGTGGCTTGTTGCGTATCAGCATGTAGTAGGCGCCCTCTGCTTTGCTTGCAAATCGAATGCCATCAATTACGACTGGCTGCGCATTGTACTTGTTGTAATATCGCATCAGGATCTCACTCTGCAAGCTGCTTTTGCAATTCTTGATATTCCTCTTGGCTAATGGGTGAGAGTAGCTTCTCGTAAGAAGTAGTCATCGCACGCGCGATCTTGCGTAATAGAGCAGGATAGGTATCGCCATCGTTCAGAAAGTGTCCAATCGTTTTAGGATTAACGCCAGCAACGTATGCAAACCGCTGTTGGTTGAGATTTTCGTGTGTGTCAAGATAGTTGCGTAATCGTTCACGTGCCCAGTCTTGGCCTTCGTTGTTAGTTTTGTTTTGGTGTCCAATCATGCTTTTTCCTCCTGCTTAATTAATGGCGTTTCTGAGAAGTCCATTGTTGCGAAGTGATTGGCAAGCTCAATCAGTTTGTGCAAGCTACCCGAAACTTCGCCATCATCATATATGCTATCTGATGCTTCATGAATCATGCGTGTATTTGCCTGAACAATGCTATCAATAAGAACGACGATGTCTTGCCACTGTGCTTCAGTAACGCTTAGGTAATCACTGTAATAGTCACGTATGACGTCCGCTACTGTTTGATTCAAGGCCATTCCGTAGGCCCACAGTCGCTTATCCAAGCGTTGCAAATATCCATTTGTCATTTCTTCTGCTGTCACGATCTTTTCCCCCTTACGTCCATTAACTTTTCAAAATTTAATGTGCAGTCTTTTGATTTTGGAATAATTCGACTGATGAGTTTGCTGTTGTACATGTGCTCAAGCTCGCTCATCTCGTTGTTCGTTGTGATAATTGTTGATAGACGAGGACTGTTGCTCTCAAAATCAAGACGGGCATTTGCAACACGATACATCAGCTCTTGCATGTCGCGTCTAACCGGCTTGATGTCGAGTTTCATGCCGCCTTCTGTCCCGAAGTCGTCCAACAACAGCACGTCAGCCTCTTTCATTGCCCGCTCAATGCCCGCTAACCGCTTACGAACGTCTGGTGCATCATATTGCAAGCCCATTAGGTTACTTAGCTCTGCTGTTGAGATAAACAGTCCTGAATGGCCTTCATCTCGTAGACTCGTCAGCATCGCCAAAGCAAGTGATGTCTTTCCTGTTCCACGCGGTCCAAACAAAATCACGTTTTCAGGTGTTTCTTGCATTTGTTTTGCCAACTTGTATGCCCTATTTCCCAGATCTCTTGATTTCTGCAAATCCGTCTGCATTTCAGGCTGCCATTTTTCGAACGTAAACTTAGCCGGAACGTTTCCGGGGAAGACTGAGTAGCGATAAATGGCACGTGCCTTTTTACGGTTCAATGCGGCCATAGAGCGTTCATAGAAGCGCTGTTCAATCTCGGCCTGAGTTGGCAGCTTGCTAACGTCCATTCCTCGCTTTTCGATGATTTTTTGCACGTCCGCATGTGTGAATAGGCCTTTAGTCGACTCCATATCCCCAGTTCTCCTTTTTCGGTTTGGTGTGCAGCGTTAGGTTTGACTGGCGTTCACTATCGTTTGCTTCGACAGCAGCAACCGTGAGAAGACGCTTGCTCTCCCAGTTTTTCAAGATGCCGTTGACGTACTTGTAGTTTCTGACATTGCTTTCAACTGCAGTCCGTAGCGCATTTAGAACTAGCTTCTCAGGTTCAGGTGATCCTGCTTTTCGCATGTCATCAACCCAATCAACAAGGCTTTCTCTGGTGAACGGTGATAGTTGTCCAAACCCGTTTCCTTCCCAGAAATTGCAAATATCAAGAATTGATGATGACGACGATGACGGTTCTTCAGTAGGCCTCTCTGCTGCCTTTACTGGAGCAGTAGTCTGTTGTCGTTTAGTTTTGTCTAGTTTAGTCTCGTCTTGTTTAGTGTATGTGCTACTGTGTTGCCTACTAGGTTGTAAACTACCTTGTAAACTGTGTTGCCTACTAGGTTGCCTACTGTGTTGCCTACTATCTGACACACTGTCATCAGCTCGACTACTAGGTTGCCTACTATCTGACGTACTAAGTTTTCGTGAAATATCGATGACTGAGTAGGTCGTTGCCTTAACACCGTTAGTTTGAAAATCTATCAGCCCTGACTGCTTTAGCGCGTTGCGGGCTTTGACGATGCCCTGACGGCTTAAACCAGTCAACGTTTCAAGTGTTCGATTCGGCATATTGAATTCGCTTGGCCAGCCTAGCTGGTTACATTGGTAAACCAGCCCATGCCATAATGCTATCTGTCCTGTGCTTAGCGGATTAACGCTTTGCTGAATGTAGAACTCTCGAATTAGCTTGAATAAATCCATGCGGTGAGTCACCTCCTGCTGTTCTTAATGGGCCTCACACCCGTCCGTATGGTTACGCCATATCGTCTGATTTATTAGAAGGGAAATGGTGGCTCATCCGCATCGCTTGGAGCTGGCGGCATTCCATTGTAGGACCCGGCCTGGCGCTGATTCGTTGATGGTGGGGTTTGACGTTGTGCCTGGGTTTGTTGTGATTCAGATTGCTGGCTAGATTGCTGATGTTGCGTCGGTGCTTGAGGTTGTGGTGCCTGACTATTTTGACCGTGCAAGGTCATTGCAACCGCTTGGCGCATTGAGGCATCCTTTGCATTCTTTTCAAGCCATTCCAGGTAACTGCGGTCACTTTGGACAACGTCGCCTATGGTTCGGCCTTTATATTTTCCGAATGTAATCTTCATAGTATTGGCATCGCCATTGTTCATGGTTTCGGTAGTCTCACGCTGGTTGAAATCCTTCATGTCCTCAATATCTTGCGTGAAAACATTAGATAGTGATCCAACAGTCAATGTGGCATCAACTTGTGCACGTTTCTTAGCCATCTTCAACACCGTGTTTTGCAAAGTATACGGATCTTGGTAACTGACTCCGTCCCACGGGTCTTTTTTACGAGTCTGTTTGTTAAAGTTGTTCTTCCGATACCGTGTTTCTTTTGTGTTTGCGGCACCCAAGCCTTGTGTAATTAGATCAGACCCATGATAGAGACTAGCTTGAACGGTATAAGCAAAGAAGCCTCGGTCAAAGTCTTCAACTTTATCTACCACTTGGTACTCACTTTTTAGGCCAAGCAACATTAAGATCTTCTCTGCTCCCGGCTTTAACAAAGTAGGTTTCTGTGTTCCAGGAATAACGCCATAATCTTGATCTTTTTTCAGTTGGCTGTTGATGAGGCCTTGGAATTGATTAATGGCAGCAATTTCCTTAGTTGCTTGGCCTTGATCTACAGACATAATCAGCCCCATTGATGAAGTTTCATTTGGCTGTCGTTCTTGAATTTCTTGCATGATTAAACCTCCTTAAGTGATTCATACTTGATTTTGTTGTCATCCATGTATCTGGCTAATGCCCACATTTGTTTTTCAGTTGCGGTAACGCGCATTGCACGTGTAAACTTCGGTTCAACAATTTCACCCGTCGTCAAATCAATATCGGTTTGTCCAGTATTTGTTTCACCAGTTGCCCGGTTTAGCTTAGCGATCGCATCAGCAGATTCTTTGATTTTGGCTTGCCGTTCCTGTTCCTGCTTGCGCTTCATCGCAGCAGAATCGATCTGCAACCTAATTGCGTCAAAACCTTGTCCCTGTTCGACCAAGGCAGTCCATCCTTCCGGGTCAAAGCCGGCTTGTTTGGCATATGCAGTGGTTGCATCGCGATCCGCTTTGATTCGACGCTTCTCGTTTTGAAGCCAACCCATGCGATCACCAATCAGTTTGGTGAGCTTTGCTTTTGAAATCTTATTGAGCCACTCGTTCTCTATTTCGATCTCGCTAGGAATCAGATCATAATTTGGGGCCATCTCGGAAATAAGTGCAATTGCTTCATTGCGGCGTTCCTCGCGTTCCTGATCTTCGATGGCTTTCACCTTGTCGTTCAGTGGACTGACCGTGTTATCAATCAATCCTGTTAACGTTTTAACCTTGGTTTCAAAATCCTTGAGAGGTGCCTCATAGTCCTTTTTAATTTCCTTGTGGCGAGAATCAACAGCTTTGCGCAAGGATCGCAATTCAGCGATAGAATGCTTGATGTCGGTTTTTGTGTCAGGAGTAACCGCCAAGCTTTCATACTTAGTAAGTCGCTCTTCTATGTGAGCCTTAAGTTCTTCAAAATTGTGAAATGTGATTTTTGGTTTCTCATAGTCCACCCGATAAGTCAGGGTATCCGCTGTTGCAATGTCATTATTCATAGTCAAGCTTCCTTTCATCATCAGCAGCAATCGCTACACCACTAAGCTCTTCCAAGATGTATTTACGAATTTCTTTTGGATCATCTTTGATGTTGTCACCCTCAGGTCCAACATTGGTGATGACACTTTCGTCAAAAGGAATTGGCTTCCCTTTCCAATCAAGCATGGTCATCGACCGCCTTCCGTGATAAACTTGAGACATAATAATATCTGCAATATTGTTGACTTCCCGTAGTTAGCGCTACGGGATTTTTTTGTGCGCATTTGTTGAGCATCCGTTGGCTAAGTTCGAACATCCAAAGCCAACCGCTATCTCCGTGGCTCTTGTAAATCACGTTCTCGGCTTGATCATGAATGTCTTGCCAATATGCCTTCGTATCACGCATAGTTCTTCCTCCTAACGTGTCCATTGTTTCCAACCTCCTACTGCTGTGGCGCCGAGTATGATGCCAGCCAGGGCTACAAGCAGATATTTCCAAAAGGCTGATGTTGGGTCGAACAGCACTGACATGATTGCTTCTAGCATTTGTTAGGCCTCCTACAAGTTGTTTAGATAATCCTCAATCTCTGAAAGCTTGAATGTCCCTCGTTCTCTCGGATCATTGGTCATATAGTGCAATTGTGGGAAGTCAGGCTGTTGTCTCATCTTTCTCCACTTGGCACTGAATGGCGTGACGTCAAACATGCGAGCGGCCTCTGTTTGAGTAATAAAAGTACGCTTGTGCTCTCGTTGCTTCATGTTCTGCATTTTTGTTACCCTCCAAACGTTTGGTTAAATTTGTCAATGAAAGGCTGTAGATCAATGCCGCCATATTCAGCAAGCTCAATTAATTCGGTTTGTTCTGAAGCAATCTCTTCAACCAATTCCTTAAACCCCGTTGTGACAGTCTCTTGTTGCTGTCGAGTTCGCTTTTCTTCTGGAACCTTTATTGCATTCTTGAAGCCAGTCCAGATTGCTTTTCTTTCAGACTCCTCTTGATCTGCCGTAGTCGTAGCAGCGAAAACATCTTCATTGATTCGTGGATTGTTCATGAACGAAATGGTTCCAAAGTCTGCTCTGGCTGAAGAAAGTCCTAAGCGAACTCCTTTCAAAAGTGACCACAGCGATTTTTTCTTCTCGTGATCAACGCTCCGCTGACCTAACGCATATTTGCCAATTGAGCTCTCGGATAAAAACGACTTCTTGCTGATGGACCGTTTGCTTAGCCCAGATGTTTCAATTGCAAGCGACAATTGTCGCGGGTATTTTGCATCTGCCATGTGACGCCTTCTTTCGTCTATTTTTTTAGGCGCCTTATACAACGCCTAGATTCATAATTAAGCTGTAGCAAGGTAATCAATCATTTCGTTCCTTGCGCGTTCCCTTTCAGCACTTATTGCCATTTCGAGCATGTCATCGTCCATGGTTTCCCAAAAAGCTTTGGGCTTATCATCCCGGTAGCTCATCAGCGCTTCGATCATTTGCTGTCGATCCATGTTGCTCACCTCCTTAACTTGAAAACTGTCGTTAGTTCAAAGATGGCCTGGTTTAGCAACTAGTCCTTTTACTTTTTCAATACTGGTTTCCCTGATAAATCAGGGGCGTTTCTGACCACGTCGAAAGTAAATTCTGATACTTCTAGTGGTTTATCGGTAAAGCCATCAGTATCAAGGTCGCGATTGGCATTTCTAGTTTCTACCACCTTGTATTCCCCAGAAAGAACGCCTCGTACTAAGTCTGCTAATTGTTTGTTCATGTTGTTCATGATCTCCTTTTTAGTTGAAAATTCTAAAAACCAGACCATCTTTGAACTAACGACAGCGCTGTTTGAAATTTCAATACTTTGTTTCTCCTTCAAGTGGGATAATCGCTTTGAAGGAGGTGATTAAAATGCACTTTGTAATCTACAGATCTGAAAACAACCAGTACTTCTTTGCCATCAAGTCAGCCAACCACGAAACGGTTGCCACGAGTGAAACTTATGTGTACAAGGAGTCTGCGCAGCGAACCATTGACGCAATAAAGAATGGTATTGATCAATCGTCATTTGTCATTGACATGACCGATTAGTTCATCAAGCTTATTGGATAGCGCAATCAGCTGGGCCGCTTCTTCCAAAAGTTTTTGGGCTGTTTGCGCTATTTGTTTGCGCTCATTCTCGTTCATTTGACTGCCTCCTCTCGCTGGGCGGGAATGTGTTTATCAAGGTTTACATTTTTGCTACCAAAAATAGCATCAACGCTATGACCCAAAATTTCAGAAATTCTCAACGTAATTGAAGTCGCCGGATCCTTTGTTTTTCCTGTTTCAATATTGGATATGGTTAAGCGAGTGACGCCAACTTGTTTTGCTAGTTCTAACTGAGACATCTCTTTTTCTCGGCGATAATGACGCAAGCTGTTGCTCATGTCTGTTCCTCCCTTCTTGCTTATGAATTAATAATATACCGAGATATACACGCTGTCAACCAATATATACATAAAACCAAAAGTTTTTTTGTCTAGTTAGATATACAATAATCACAAGGAGGTTTAGTCATGTCAGAATTAGGCGATTATTTGCGCCAGTTGCGCGGTACCATGTCGCTTCGTGAAGCCTCCCAACGTTCACACGGGAGAATCAGCCATGCGGCAATAGCTCAAGCCGAAAAAGGCATTAATAGTCATGGCAAGCCATTCACGCCATCTGCTGAAACATTAAAAGAGTTCGCAAAACTTTACAATGTCAGCACTGCTAAATTGATGAAAATGGCTGGTTACATTGAAAAGTCAAGCGATCTTCCTAGCAATGCTATTCCCGTATCAAGCGAAGAAGCTGACCAGCCGGTTATGGTTTATGGAGAAATTCAAGCCGGCGTTGCCAAGTGGGCTGAACAAGATATTATCGGTCAGATAAATGTTCCTAAGAGCTTTGCTAAAAGATACGGGGCAAAGAACCTATTCGCGCTTAAAGTTGACGGCGAATCCATGAATCGAGAAATTCCCAACGGATATACAGCGGTATTCTCGAAAGATTTAGAACCAGAAAGCGGTGATATAGTTGCCGTTATGATCGACTCAGAAAGTGCTACCATAAAGCGATTTAGAGAAACGTCATTGGCGGTGATGTTTGAGCCATCATCATGGGACCCATCTTTTAAACCATATGTATTCCCCAAAGACGGGATTCAAGATTTCAAAATCATTGGGAAGTTTTTATACGCAACAAGCGAGTGCATTTAGATTGGAGGATGTTAAATGTTTTGGGTGTGGCTGATCCTTGCGCTTTTAGCTATTGGCATAGTTTTTGCCCTCATAAAATTCCTGTTTGCTATTTGGTTTGTTATCGTGCCTATCCTTCTTGTGATCGCCGGCATATTTATCACTGCAAGATTTAACCTGTTCACTTCAAAATCACGTGGAAAATTCATTGCTCTCTGGGCAATTGTGTCAGCCATTTCTATAACGTTATTCACATTTGGAATCTATAATTCATCAACTGCTACGACCAAAAGTAAGCCGGAACAAACAGCCAGTTCTTCCAAAATAAAGATATCTGAAATTAAAAGTAGCAGTATTAGCGAATCAACTGAAGAGGAATCAGCTTCTAGTTCTGGCAAAGATGAGTCACAGTTAAAGCTAGGAATGACAAAGGAAGAAATAGTCAACTTACTTGGAGAACCAGACTCAAAAAGCGACTTTTCGTGGTCGTATGGTGGGAAAGATATTTATTTCAATGATTATGAACACTTAAGTGGCGGAAACATGGGGAATCTTGTTGATCAAGTTTTAGCCAGCGGAAGAAAGTCACGTGCTTCAGCTTCTAATGAAACCAACACACAGAAAGCATTTGCTCAGTCCTTTGGTCAAAAGGCAGTTGACCGTCTACAAAAGATGCCTACCGTCTATAAAAGCACACAGCTCGATGCTACTACCATGGAATACATGTGGAACTCCGAACATGGCATAATGATTCGTCTTGATACCGCTGACAGAATGACAAACGTATATCTCTACGACAGCAATGCTGATTATGGGAAGGGACGTCTGCTGTATAGCGGCAGAACCATATTTACGAGCCCAAAAGTCTACAATTTCTACAATTGATCATTATCAGTCCAGATACGGAAGACGGTAAAAGCTGAAAACTATTTATGGAGGAAAACAAAATGGCAAAAAAGGTAATGGGTGCTGACGGTAAGGAATATAAGGTAAAGAAGCCTTTTTACAAGCGCGTTTGGTTTTGGATACTGGTTATTATTGTACTAGTGGCAATCGGTGGTGGCCTCAATAATAAGGGAAAATCAAGCAGCGAATCCACGGAAAAAACGGCAGTTAGCAAAACGGATAAATCATCTTCAAGTACAGCCTCATCTTCGGAACCGGAAGATAAAGTGTATAAAGTTGGTGAAGTTGCAAGCTATAAAGGCTATGAAATTAAGGTAAATAATGTCAAATTCGACCAAGGCGATGACATTAACACTCCGGATTCAGGTAAGCAATATGTAATCGCAAATATCACAATCACAAACAACACCGACAAGTCACAAGATTATAACCCCTTCTTTTTCAAATTAAATGCCGATGGTAACAAAACCGATTTCAGCGAGATTACCACAAATGTTGAAGATATTCTTCATTCAGGCTCTTTAGATAAAGGTGCTACAGTTACGGGTAATCTTGTAGGACAAGCAAAAACAGATGCTAAGTCATTACAGCTTCAATATCAGCCATCATTTTGGAATGACAAGTCAATCAAGATAGATCTGAAATAGTGTTTATTTCCCCGAGCAATTGGTAGAAGCCAAACGGCTTGGGGCTTTTGTTGGGCACAAAAATAGCCCCGGTGGCGAGGGCTAATAAGCAAAACAAGTAAACACTGTCAGTACAATGTAAGGAGATGTCTTACATGAAAATTGAAACAATGTGCGCTGAATGCCGCGATTATAAATCTAGAGCTGTCGCGGAAGTAACTGATGACGAATCACTGAAATTTATATGTCCTAGGGGTCATACATTTCATGCAGTATTACGCACCCCTCTGTATGTTCCGATATTTGAAAATGCTTTACGAGCGTATGATGATGAAGAATACTATGAGTGCTATCTAAGCGCAGTTACGAGCTTGGAAAAATTCAGAAACACAGCTATCAAAGCTTACTTTTGGTCAACAAACAACCACAAACAAATGGACAAAATCATTGATAAATCACACGCTATCAAGTATTCAGAAAGATCTATTGCTTCGTTTGCAACGATTTCCCTACTACTTTTTGGAGAATCAGCAATTCCTATGTTGAACAAAATGTACGATTCCACAGAAAAACGCAACAGAGTTATTCACGGGACTTTAATCCCAACAAAGGGTCTTTGCGAAGAAGTAATTAAGAATGTTTACCAAGTCGTCAAGTTTTTCCAAATTAGCTGGATTGACGACGATGGGTACTGTCCCATCTCAAATTATCAGGATGCGATTGCCACGTACAACTATAAGGCAATTATTAGCAACAAAAGAGGGAACGAGCACCCAGTCCTTATGGCAAAACTATATAGTCTGTCAGCTATGCAAGTGGTACGTAAGGAACATGAACTAAACACAGAATTCAATCGAAGCTTCAAAATGATCATGGATATCCACCGCAGATTTTTTGGGTGATCATATAGATAATGAATCAGGTTGGATAACCAATTGCCCACTACTTTTTTCAAAATAGACATTGTCATCAATAACAGCCGGACGATCATCTGAAATACCCTGAATTCTGATTGTGGAATCACTGGGTAAAGACTCTAAATATTTCACAAAATCCTTCACCTTGACAATTCCATCTTTCAAATCATATGAATAACTATAACCTAGCTTGTCTTCATTCATCATCATCGCTCCTCTATGTGAATGTCTAGTTATCTTTCACTGATTATATCATAAAGAATTTCGTACTAATCATTCAGAACGTCATCACCGCCGAGATCCGGGATAAACTACATCCAGGCTCGTAGCTTTAAAACTCAGTTGAACTTGCGTTGTGTCGTTCAGTGCAGGATGAAGCTGTATATCATTGACCAGGTTAATTTCGGTTCCATTTACAAAAACATGTCCATCTTTTATCTCAACATGATTTTCCATTTTAACCACTACCCTTTCTGATCATTAATGAACTTTATTCACCTAATTATAGCAAAGATGAAATCAGTTCACCCCATTTTGGGGTTTTATTTTTAAAGGCAAAACGAACATACGTTTGAACTCATGTACAAATCAATCAAATTAATAGACAAATTGGAGGTATTATCATGCCAAAATGGACACCGTACAAACGCCATCCCGGGGTGTATGAATACCAGACCAAAAAAGGAAAAAGGTTTGGAGTCAGACGAACCTATGATGATGCTATGGGAGAAAGAAAAGAATTCTCCAAATCCGGTTTCATCCATTGGCAAGATGCTGATATTGAAATCAAACAATTTGAGGCAAAGCTTGCTCGCGGTGAAGTTTCAGGGTCTTTGGGTCATAGAATGACAGTTGATCAATATTACCAGCAAATGGCAAAGCGAAAAATGAAAATGGGTATCTGGCGTGAATCAACGGCAAGAGCGAACAAGAACTTCTATTCCAAATATCTCAAGCCGGCATTTGGTAAAACGCCTCTACAAGATGTCTCGAGAGCAAAATATCAGCGTTTTCTAGATGAGTTATCACAATCAGGTCTAGCGTTAACAACTGTCCATACTATTGATGCTGTCATGAAGAGCATCATGAATGCCGCTGAATTTGAGGATGTCATCGACAAAAATCGGCTTCGAGGTATGCAGATCAATGGGAAAGCCCCTCGAAATAAGGACTTAGAGCCACATTCATTTGAACTGTGGCTAAATGCAGCAAAGATAACTCTGGATAAGTACGAAATGGCCTTGATCATCACTGCAACGCTCGGACTTCGCCGCGGAGAAGTGATGGGTCTTCGAAATGAGTCCATCAAAATATCCCACGATCAAATCAACGATGCCGATGTCGCGCAAATCTCGATTGACATGCAACGCAACACAAATGAACTTAATGGCGGCCCACTCAAGACCAAATCATCGTACAGAACCATATGGGCATTTGGCAAAACCGTTGATTATTTGAAGTACGCAATGATTACGGCTGATAATCTAAGGCAAAGGAACCATATTCAAGCTGAGAAACATTGGCTGTGGCTTAACAATGATGGTAACCCGTTGCACCCCACCCATCTCAATCGATTGATGCGAAGGGTAAGCAATGAGTCCGGCATTGAAGTGTACCCACATTTGCTCAGACATTATTTTGCAACACAAGCGATTGCTGCCAACAAACCACAAATTGATGTCATGCACTATCTTGGTCACAAGAATCTTCAAATGACAGCCGACTACACCCGTTCAACAAAAGCCGCTAGTCTAAATGTTTTTAATAGTATCGATAAGTTTCTTTAA